GTGCAGTAAAACAGTTTGCTTCCGGGATTGTATACCTCAGCAGCTGGGTGCCCGGCAAGAAGAGTAATGTGATTAGCAGCTTCAAGCTCGTTTGCTTCTTTGATAATCGGCAAAAACGCTTCTTTGGCATACTTTCCCCACAGCATAAAAATCAATCCGGATCTTCGTACAGTAAGTTCTTTGATCATGGCTTTTGTAAACCATTCCCAATGTGATTGATGAATATTCGGTCTGCCTTTTTCTACCGTGAGTGTGGTATTCAGCAACAGTACACCTTGCCTGGCCCAGTGCTCCAAACTGTAATCGAAGTTTTCAAAGCTTTCCAAAGAATGACTTCTCAGCAATTCCCGGTAAATAATCTGAAGACTTGGGTTGATTTTAAATCCCTGGCGTACACCAAAAGCCAGCCCTGTTGCTGCACCGTTGTGATATGGATCTTGTCCAATGATCACAATTTTGACATTTTTAAGTTGTGTCAGTTTGAAAGCACGAAGTACCTCACCACTGTCCGGATAGACAGTGGTTGAGGTCCTCGCGGCTTTTACTACTGACGTCAGGCGATTGAATTGCTCCTGGTTTTCTGCAACAACTTTTGCATATACCGGAGCCCAGTCCCCTAATTGGTCAATCAAAGCCATGTTTATTGGATTTATAGGTTTTTGTGTGATAAAATTCTGCTCGGAAAATTTCTTGTTCTAAACTGGGTGCAGATAAAAGCTCTGCATCCTCCGGAAGGGTCGCACCCAACATTTCGTTCAGCTGTTCCCGGCGCTCAGGATGTTTGAACAGCACTGCAGCAGTCTCACCTTTCATGTCATAATTGTGAAAGCGTAAAATGCCAAGTTTTGTCATGTCATCCATCTCTGAGTACTTTCCCTCTCTGAAAGCTGTATAGCTATTCTTTCCAGTATCAGGAACTTCAAATACGTAAAGCACATGATGTGGATCAGTGTCTTTTACATACAGAAAGTTCTTGTAACTTTTGAGTCTTGCTTCAAGCTTTGCAAATTCAGCAGTAGCCGAGAATCGATAGAGTAGTGCAATGCATTCTTCAGGACCACCATCAATTCCCATAAACACATTTACCAGATGGGATTTATTCATGTACGATGCAGCGTAGCCACCTAATAAAGGCAAGAGAAATGTCATGCTTTTAGTGGCCCGCGCAACAATCAGGTTGAAGTTCACAGGAACTACAACTTTACCTCCGGCAGAGATTTGATCGATATGGTTTATCCGAAATGGAGTCTTTGGTTTTGGAAGCACTATCCCAGGAACCTTAAAATCTTCTCCATCTTGTCTGAAGATTCTTACAATCTCACCCGACTCATTCAGCTCCTTATTGAATAAGGATACCGGTCCAGAAATCTGAACAATTCTTGGATTGAGCACACGGTAAGAAATACTACCATGGAGACTCGGACCAGGATTCATCGGATTCATTGGAATCGGGAGTTTGATTAATTAAATCAGATATTGGCGGGAGCGCATAACCGACTTCACGAAGAATATCGGTAGGTGTTCTCAACAAGTAGACAAGTCGGAAAGTTTTATGAAACTCAAAGAGTCCATCTACTACTCCGAACTTCTCAACATACTTTTTCAATGCAAAGGTTTCGAACTCCTTGGTTCGGCCGGCTAACCAGTTCTCAGAGGTTTTATCTCCTATACCTGGTAGTCCACCTATGCAATCTGTTGCATCACCCATTAAAACTTGCTTCCACAAAAATCTCACAGCTTCTTCAGGAGTCGTTTTAACGATCTCCATTGTACGATAATTGTAGTGCTCTCCGGAACATTGGTAAAGAACGTCCTTGTCTGGAGAACAGATAATCGCTTTTGTAGGGTCTACACCACTTGAGTATTTATAGTACGCTACTAAGTCATCAGCTTCGAGCCCATCAAAGTACTTAAACCTCCAGAACTGCTCCGCATGCTTTTGCAATGCATAAAAGATTGGAGGTTTTGGTTTGTGTACTCGATTTGCTTTGTATGAAGTTGCGACTTTAGTACGAAACTTCTCAGTAGATGTAAGAAATCCTACATACTTGGTTGTCGAGCAGGCATGCAGAATAGTCTCGACTCTGGAGTTGAAACCAGATATGGCCATTTCCAAAGTCGAGCTACCCATTTCATAGTAGATCAAGCTATCTCCATCTATAAGGCACACGTTCTCACGAGTCTCACTCACAGGTGTGTCCATAATAGAAAGGATTAAAGGCTTGTCAGTTCCTGCTTTTCACCTTCGATTTTTGCAGATGCTGCCTCCATTTCTGCAATGGCTACAGTACGCATGTCATTCCACTCAGCATCAGTCATGTTGGCATACTTGGACGAATGGTAAATGGAACCATTCACCCCAGCCAAGCTGGAATGCACGAAGTACTGAATGCAACGGATGGCACCATCACCACCTTCCGGAACTGCACCAATGTGCATAGGATCCACGAAAATATTATGGACTTCTCCAGAGTAGTTGTTGATGTAGATAAGGCCACCAACATGAAGGCCTTTTACGCAAGCGGCTTCATCATTTGTGTTTACCTGATCCCAACTGTCAAGACGGTGTACACATCCGACACGGATAAAATGTCCTGGCTTTTTGAATCCATTTATACCTATGCACCAAAAAGGATCCCCATTAGTACCCATAACAGCGGGTTGAAACAGACGATTTTCCACGAATTCTGGAAGTCCGTCAGATTCAATTTCTCCGGTGTTGATGTTGAAAGTACGCTTGTAGCGTGGCTCTTTTTCACCGGTCTCCGGATTGAATTTTTCCAGGATCTCTTTGGATACTTTATAACCATTGAGAAGACCTTCTGCAGTGATCTTCATTTGATAGATGGTAGCTTTTTCTGCTGCCACTTCTTCAGAATATCCATGCTCTTTCATGAGCTTGGCTTTCAGCCCCGGGTGCATGTACTTTGCATTCACGAAAGAAAAGAAGCGTGCAGAGAAGCGTTCTCCTGTGCCGGCTTTCATCTTCTTGTGCAGGATTGGGTTACGCATCCAACGCACCCACATTTTGATCAGTGGATCGAAGTCGATGTCTTTGTCCATGGAATCGTAAATACGATCCACCAATGGTTTTGGCATTGGCACAGACGAAACTACATCTCCATTCTTCAGGAAAAACTTTCCGGTGCCCGGCTGAACATAAATGTTCGGATGCCGGTCCTGAATTTTCTGAGAAGCGTCATATTTTGTGAGCTCTGTAATTTCCGCTACCACAGCAGTGTAATCTGCCATGTTTTCAGCAGTATTGCCTTTTTCGGCAAGGTGCTGAATCTTTTCGTAAAGCTCTTTGGTAAAAGGAACGGTAAACGCTTCTTCTCCGCAAGAACCTACAATTTGATTATCAATCACATTGATGGTGATCATAAGTCAGGGTGTTGCTTTTTGAGATTTTCTATTGCTGTCAACGGAAGTTCAACTGCCAACGCACCCACAGCTTTAAGGTACGTTTCAACTTGCTTCTGGTATTCAGTTGAGGTGTAGTCGCCGTAAAGTGCAGCGCTTTCTCCATTTTCAACTCTACCGAGTAAGTACTTTGCACTTTGTGAAAACTCTTCGCAGAATTCAGAAACCTGAACTATGTCAAGGCTGATAAAGTCTGCCCCGGGAATGTCAGAAAGCACAAAAAGTTCTTCCGAAACCTGTTCCTTTCCTCCATACCCTTCCTGCTGATCTTCAGGCATGGCACAAAAGAGTTGGAACTTGATATACTTCTCGAAAGTAGACATAAATTCCGGAGTTCGCAAAAGAATTTGAATCCGGAAATAAGTGTCATACTCAAATATTTCTGCTACAAATCTTTTAATGATTTTGTACGCAACGGGATAGTTCTCGTTGAGATACGGTACATCAAAGACTTGTGTAAACCTTTCTATTTCAGTGTGCTCTGGGAAAATTTTCTGTATGTAGTATGCAGTCAGAAACTGTTTCATTTCAGGAGCACATGTAAGTTCTCCTTTTTCATTTTCGGCCAAAAAGAATTCATCAACAGGACGAAGGTGCGGCAGATTTAATTTGCTCAGCTTTGCTGCAAGTGCAGTATTAACCTTCAAAACCTGAGATGCTTTGATAGGTGTTTTAGAGAGCTGCGTTCCTACGTCTGTGGGGCTACCACCGTCCTGCCACGTTAAGAATCCTTCAGAGTCTACACCCAATCGCAGTCGAGACGGCGGATATTCGTAAAAGAACAATTTTGGGTTGTTATCACTTGAAGTGCGCAAGCTAAATTTGGATGATGAATCTTTGTAGATGTCTGCAACAGACGGCGCTGAAGGTTGAATAATGGCAGCTACTTTTTTCAAAAGCAGCTCATCTTCATTAGTACCGTAGTAAATTGTACTCTTACACTCCAAAAGGGATTTGAACGGAAGTTCTATTTTGTCCCACACAAAAGAATCTTCAAGATCCTTCATATCATAATGACGAGTTCTAAGATGCTCAGGACGAACTGTGTAACAAACTATCTCTTCAAACATTTCCCTGATTTCAGCAGGACTCATGTTTTTCATAGCTTGCTTATGCTCTTCAGCTGCAGCGGCTGTTTTAAACACATCCTTATATTCCTCAGGAACTTCAATGTCATCCAGAAACTTGTAGTGTGAAGATTTGCTGAGTAAGCTTTCAATCAGATCTTGCTGCTTCACAATTCCCTCTTCGTAAGTCTTTCGATTCTCGGGCAGAATATCCGTAAGAAAGCTTCCTGTTGCTTTTCTTCGAATTGTAATGTAGTAGTCCGAAGTGCTGCCAGTAGTCTTTTTCAAATACTCGTTGAGAATGTAATGACTTCGCAGCTTAGAGACAATTTTTTCACGGTGGAAGATATGCTCCGCTGTAAGTGGAGGATCTGATTTGGTGGAGTAGGTTTTGGAAATCAGTTTGAATCCTTTTAACCCGGACTCACCATCCTCAGCAATGCTTTCATGCTCTGAAACATCTCCTTCGAGTTCTTCGATTACATCATAGGCATTGAAACTTGCAGGAACAAGTCTGTGAATCTTTACATCAAAATACTGAAACAAATTCAGTGTGTTGGTAAAGTAAATTCCCTTAGAACCGCTGTACTGCAGCCTCAAGCTTTTAGTATCGATTACCCTTGAAAGAGTAACCAGAATAGCCTCAGACTTGTCAGAAGTTTTACTGCGCCCATTAGCTACTGCCATGGCTGCTTCAAGCCACTTGAGGAAGTCTGTTTGACTGAGCTCTGTACTCACAAGTTCTGATACTTCTGCCGCAGCCCGGCGCAACATATCCTGGACAAAAGCTTTCGTGGATTCACTCCAGATTACTTTTTCCCGAGATGGAGTCACATCTACACCGTCCTGAACAACTACCACTTCTCCATCATCATTCACGTAGGTCTGTCGAATAGGGCACTTAAACCCTACCGGCCCGAAAAGCTCTTCCATTTCGAGCTCTTTGAAATCCACATACCCATAATTGATACCGCTGCTGGAATTCTTTCCTTTAACGATAACGATGTGGGGCCGGGCGAGCCCTGTGCTTTTGCTGACGATCATGGTTTCTGAATCGTACAGCACAGAAGTTTTAAAATAGACTTCCTGCATTGCACCAGACTCCAGTCGTTCCCAGAAACGTACATTCTGAAGATAGTTCAACTGCTCTACAACAGATTCTTTGAACCTTACAGAATTGTGTTTCTTAACACCAAAACTGATCTCTGTCCAGTTGCACCCATCGACTTCTTCGTAGTAAATGGTGGTACCATCACTCAAAGTCATTTTTGGATTCTCCGTGCCATCTGCACGAAATCTGGGAATTACAAAGTCAGTCTTGTAATTGAAGCAATGAGCTTTCACTCGTTTGCCATTGTACACACTTTCGAGAACATAATAATCCACTCCGGTTGAAAGAGCAACTTTTGCCCCTAACCCGAATGCACCAAAGTTCTCAGATGTATTGCGTTTAGTAGAATATCCAAGCTCGAGGACACCTTCTAAACGACGCGCTCCAATTCCAACACCATAATCCTTAATCCGAAAACGATCACAGTAACCTACGCCCGGGTTGTGCTCGTACACAACTTCGACTGTATTGTTTACTGTATCCAATCGGCTGAGATCGTAATAGTCAGGATTGAAGTTAGAGTCAGCGTATTGCTCTCCTTCCCGGGTAATGTAGTAGTCTTCTACTTTTTTCTGGCCGGTAAGAATTTCAATCGCAATTTCTTTTTCACGCTGAGAGTCAAATGCATTGACCACCAGCTCTCGAACAGTTGAGGGTATGGGTGTAGAATACTGAGTTGACTGCAAAATATCAAAGACCAAACGTGTGGCGCCGGCATTAATCTTCTTTGCAACTCCAGTGTCTTTACCAATATACTCCTCTTCAATGGTTTTTACACTCATAGTGAGGTGTCTGGTATGAATTAAGTTTTGAGAGATGCTTCGTATTCCAGAATCATCTTAATGCACTGATTGACTTGAGACTGATTTCTGGGCTTGAAAAGAGGACAGGGGTTCTCCTGTTCGATGAACAGCCTTTTGAACATTTTCCATACAAGTGGAAACCTATCATTTTGATAACCCTTACATTCAATTACCCATCGGATTTTCTTGGTATCCGGATCCACACAAACAAAGTCCGGTTTATACGTGATCCCCAAAGTTTTCTTACCGCCAGAGCAATTGTCCTGAAGTACTCCACGAACAGTATTTTCAAGGCATGGTCCGGAGTAATGAAACCCTTCCACGAGTTGAAACTTATGCTGTTCGTAATCAGCAACCAGGTTATACTTCAAAAGCTGCTGGTAGGTATAAACTTCGAGACGGGATTTGAATTCAATCCCATCTACAGTCAGAGCCTGAGCATTTTTGATCTTCTTGTTCTTTTTGCTTGGCAGGGCCTGATCTTTTTTGGTGGCACGCAGTTGTCCTTTGTTGCGGCTGTTACGGTAGTTCTTCGTTCTCATAGATTGTAATTGGTAACTGAATACGAATGATACGAAGGGCCGCCTGTTTTCCATGATCTCGAACAAAGTCAGAGATGTCTTTGGATTTGTAATGTGATGGTAATACAATGTTCAGCAAGTGATATGTTGCACATACCTTATTGGCAATGGTTTGCCCAGGATTGTCCGTTTTGGTAAAGTCGTTATCGTAAAGAACTGCTACCAACTTAAATCGTTGCTGCAATCTATGGATCAACTCTACATCAGGAACAATCGATTCTCCCTGCATTGCAATTGCATAATACCCAAGAGACCGTAGTGTCATCACATCTTTTAAAGATGAGGCAAGTAAAACCAATTCTCCGGTTGCAGGTAACTGTTCGTACCCCTGCAAATCCGTTTTTTTAGTGTTGCTTATCCACTTCTTTTCTCTGCTCTCCAAAGGCTGATAGATTTTCATTCTTGGACCGAATTTGTAGGCATAGCCAAGGCTTTTGCATTTGTACCGGTCATCGTTGATCCAGTAATGATCTATTGCTTCTACGTTATACGCTTCCAACAACTCAATACTGATTCCAAACTGTGCCCAGTAATCCTTGTCTGCCTGGATCCACGGCCGCTGTCTTTTTTGCAACTTAGTCTCTACCGGCGGTCGGTACTCAACGTTTCCATAAGTCATGGCAACTGCTGGTTTTAACGACTGTCCGGTAGTAAGCCCTAACCCAAAATCTGCATCTACAACTTTCAATGCTTCAATGAAAGTAAGATTGAATTTCTTACAGATGTAATCAAAGCAATCAAGAGCATCTCCAGTAGCAAAATCTTTGTAGATCAGCTTTCCTCGAAGGAAAACAATCTTACAAGTAGGGTTAGTGTCCTTTCTGAGTTCACTGCAAAATCGATGGTTCACATCACGAAAAGGATTACAGTAAAACCTGAAAATGTCATATTCAGAAATCATGCTCAGGATCACATCTTTGTGCAGATATGAATTGCTGTCCCTAGCCTGTATCATTTCGGATGAAATTTACAAAGAAAGGGGGCTCCTGTATAAGAGCCCCCAAATCTTTGTAGAAATTGACCGTTAGAACGGAAGATCGTCAGCTGCGTTGGTTTCCGCTGCTGTAACTGGTCCGGCCTCTTCAGTCACCTCGTAGTTTTCAGGATCCGGAGCGACAAGCTCTGGCTTGAAAGCAATGAGTTGAAGATTTTTCGGATACCATGCTTTGAAAGACCCATACTCATCATTCAGTTCCTTGATGAACAGGTCATCACGAACTGGCTTGAGCCGGCCGAAGTGCTTGGTGTAAGCTACCTGGTACTTTTCGTCCTTTACTCCGAAGAGTACACGGAAACGATTTTCTTTCAGATGCTCCACATAACCTTTCAGCTCGGAAACGTCGCCGGCAAACACTTTGGTTGGGGTGTCAATAGATACCTCACCGCCATTTGCTACGTTAGCCCAAGCCTTGAGCAAGTTGATGAGAGTGTCCTCACCAACATATGCTTTCCGGGACTTGTCAGGATTCTTCCACCAATCGTATCCTGGAACCTGATCAGACCATGTGATCTGACCAATATTGTTCACCCACATGGATTTGCCACCATCTTTGCTGGTTCGCATTTTTGGTTGAACAAGAATTTCGATTCGGGAAGTAAAATCAGGCTCTTCGCTCTTCACCCAGAACACAATCTTGTTGAATGTGTCATCGGAAAACGAAACTGTATACTCAGGTTCGTTTTGAACATTGATGCCAATTTTGGCCAGCTCGTCCTTTGAAGGATTTACGGCCAGAACAGAGACGGTCGCAATACCTGCGTACAGGCTATACGAACCTACTACTGCTTCATCAGAATTATTTGACTGAACTGCCATTTTGTTTGTAGATTGTTGTTCGTTTGACTTTTTGATTTGACAACTTCTGGAAAATTTCAGACAGTGGAGGAGGATAAAAAAACTTATACCTCACATCCGCTGTAATTCAGTTTTCCAGTTCTTCTGCCGGAGCAGTTGGCAGTTCTGTCGATGCAGAGATAACACCTGCTTCTTCGTCATCAATGATGATCAGACGAGTAACTTTCTTCTTTGCACGCTTGCCTTTCAGTTTTGGGTGCTTGAAGAGTTCAGTTATGTCGGTAGGACGCAGGTCATACTTTTTCTGAATGTCTTCACGCTCCAAACCGTTTTCCAGGTCAGAGAGAATTTCAGAAATTTTGATACGGCGCGGCTCCTTAGGAGCAGCAGCTTCAGCGAGATTTGCGGCCGGAGTAGTCGGCTGCATTTGGGCATCAATTGCCATAATGGAGATTATGTTTTAGAGTGTTCGTTGTTAGTCGATGAAAATTTTACTCCAGTCAAGTTCCATGACCTGACCGCGCAAATGCTCACACCGGGAACCGGCGTTTACATTTTCGTTGGAGTTAAAGGAAATCATCGTTTTTCCTTCTTCACGAAAAATGTATCCTACTGCATCAGCATCTTTACACACAATGTTTCGGACTTTACCAGTGAGATCCAGATCTTTTGCAGCAACTTCTTTGCCTGCTTTTTCGATATTGGAGTCTCTCAAGTGACCAATCCAAATAATGTGATCGGCCAGTTGCTCAATAGCACTCATCCATTTCTGAATGGCTATCCGGAGGTACAAATACCCACCTCCTTTGGGCAAAGTAAGAACTGAGATTCCCTTGTTTTCAGGGTCAAAATTCTTACCAATTGGAGTTGCTTTATACAACACCTTTGCTTCTGCCTCACACCAACTTTCGAGCTCTGTTACAGTATCCACAGCAATGTATTTGTAGGGCTTTCCAGCATCCTTAATAGCCTTGCCAAGGGCTGAAAGTTCTTTCAGGTTATTTACCTGAACTTTAAGAGCTGAGATCATGTCTGTTCCCATCTCCAAGTCGATAATAAGACAGTTAGGCAGTGTTGCAACAGCTGTTGTTTTTCCGATTTTAGGTTGGCCGTACAGAACGAGATTTTTAGGACTCTTTCTCTTTGCCGGCACTGCTTCAGTCGGAAGTGAAAACGCTTGTGATTCTGCCATGATTTTTACAGTGACTTTTGAATGATTTGAAAATGATTTACTTGTGCTTATTTACGTTCTTCGATAGAGAACGTAGCAAGATTGGATTCATAGGGGATCATACCTAATACTCCATCCCTGTTTTTTTCTACATGGCAAGCCAATAGACCTTGGGGATCCTGACCGCAGTACTTATCAGTAATGCCATATAAATCGAATGGTCGCTGCAACATCATAACTACGTGAGCATCTTGGCCAATAGAGTCTCCGCCGAAGAGATCAGTGAGCAACGGCTGATACTGATTTTTGGCACGAAACTCAGATTCGATATTTCTGTTGAGCTGTGACAGCAGAATATTGATACACCCTGTCCTGGCCTGTAGCCACATACAAGTTTTGGAAATAGTGTTCAATTTCTGTAATTCTGTATCCTCTGACCCAAGAATCAATCGGCTGTGGTCAAACAGATTGATTACAGTGTGATGAGGGTACCGAATGTTTACCTTCTGAACAGTCTCCTTGATTTTATTCATGTTCTGAGGAATAGAACAGAAGTACACAGGATACTTTCGAAAGTGATTGGTTGAAGTTTTAAACTGTTCGATTTCAGCATCGGACATTTTTTGCTCCAAACTGTAAAGTTCAGAGATCTGCTTATTTAGATAGTGAGCTGCAGATCTCATAATTTGTTGGTAGTCTGGCATCTCGAAAGACCAGTAGAGAACTACTAAATTTTTCGATTGATTGACTTCCAAAACGTCAAAGAGCAGTTGATTGCTAAAAGCACTCTTACCTACCCCAGGACGTCCCGCAATTACATACATTTTGCCAGGCTGTAAACCTCCCAAAAGATTTCGATTGAGTCTCGGCCACTTTGTAGGAAAAACAACTCGATTACCTTTCTGAGCCTCTTGAATAACATTCAAAGCAGTATCTACTGAATCAGAGATATGCTGAAAATCTTTCAAAGACTCTGAAAGATCAGAGAAGTCTTGTAATCCTTCCGGAGTTAGATTCATCGGTATCGGAATTGGATTTTACATCTGACGACAGATACTTTTCCCACGTGCTGTTATTGATCCAAGTGTCAAGCATTTGCATGTAGCCAAGAGAGTTTGTTTGACGTTTTAACGCCAGCTCTATTTCCAAACCTTTTAAGATTCGTTCATGCAATCCAGGTGATTTGGAAACGATTGCTTTGTACTTCTTTTTGGCTTTTGCATTTGAATTTGAATCTGGATCTGCAGCACGTAGAACACGTACCCCTTCTTTTGTACTTACTTTGATTGGGAATCTGGAAAGTAACGCAGCCCACTGTTGTTCAAAGTTTCCTTTCAAAGAAAAAAACCTTTCACGCAAGTGGACCACGTCCTCACCAAGTTTTATCCAACCATCGTTTTCCAACTTTTCAAGATCCACCGAAAGCTTCACAGCCATCTGCCCGGGCAATGGACCAGTGTTGGTTCCTTGTACTGACAAAATTTGCAAGTACACCATTTCGTCCGGAGACAGCGATAGGCTACTGAGGACCTCAGTGTCAAGCTCGATAATCATGTTCGATGGATTGGTTAGCCGGTAAAGCACTCAAATATACGAATCAACATGGTCAATCCACTCAACGTTTGACAAATTTCTTACTGCATTCTTGAGCCATACTTCTTCCTGAGAATCAGCTACATAGAGCACGATAATCTCCCCAATTTTGTTAGGGGCAAATCGCACTAATCGGCCGACTCTCTGAATCATTTGTAAGGCTTTTGAATCCAGTCCGCAAATGATCCCAAGTTGGGCATCCGGAACGTCAAATCCTTGGTTGAGAGCTTTTGTTGAACACAATACTCGAGTACTTCCCTGCTTGAATCTTTCCAATGCTTCTCGACGCTCTTTGGCTTTCATGAGAGAGTGATACCGATCTGAATCAATGTCACTTTCTTGCAAAGTTTTATTGATCAGGTCAGTAAAATTATTTGTACCAGCAAAGGTCAAAGCTTTCTTCTCAGGAAACTTTAAGAGCAACTGCTTGGTAACCTCAATTTTGCTTTGAGCATGCTGCACAATTTCTTTTCGTTGCCGGATAGCGCTGTAGAAAAGTGTAGCATTCTTTTTCTGCTCGGGTGTAGCACTGGAAGACCCTAAAATTCGATTAGCTTCATTGAATGCATCAAACTGACCAAGCTGAAGTTTATAGTAGACAAACAGATTGTTTGCCTTTTTGTACTTAGCAAGTTCCTCATCAGTAAGCTGCACTGCAATGCAAGAAAGACGGTACGGAGCTACAAATCCTCTGGCGACACATTGGTCCAGCGTAATTGTGTACACTGGCTGAGCAATATTCACCAAAAGTGTTCGGTACTCGTCTTCTTCAGGTAACGTAGCGGTCATACAAAGCAATCGTTCGTGAGTGTTTTTCTCAAAAATTGCTCTGTACATTGGAGACAGTCCAAGATGCACTTCATCTGCTACGGTAACCGTCCAGGTTTGGTCAAACAACTTATAAGCTGTCTGGTAGCATAAAATGTCTACTCTATCAAGTACATCTGAATATCCCCAAGCATGAAACTGAGTTGCAAACTGATCCTGCAACTGTGTAGTAGGCACAAGAACAAGTCCTCTGCCTTCGTGTAGTCTTAGCATTTCTCCAATTGCCATGATACCTACACGACTCTTTCCAAATCCAGTACCGGCTATCACTGATCCCCGGTACCCATTTTTAGCCCAAGCACGTAGGGCTATGCGCTGCTCCTGATCTCGAGCAGCATCTACCGGTTTTAGCGGTGTAGTCACTGTTTCCTCCATAAGGTTTTATCTGAATTTTGGACGTTCACGATTATCGTATTCAGCAAAATGCTTTTCCATTTCAGCCCAGGTTTTCACATACCCGGAAGCATATAGACGTTTGGCAATTCTCTCTGCTGAAATTCTCCAGAGAAAATCATTTTCCATAGCTGTCAGAGCCTTTTTGCAATGATGGATTACTGTACTGTGATCAATAGGTGGCTCGAAGTAATGCCCAATGTCTTCATAGGTAAATTTTGTTTCGAGCCTCATGCACCAACAGAAAAAAGATTTTACTGAAGGGATAATGCCTTTTCTGGTGCCTGGGTGGCTCCTATGGAATATTTCTTCATCAGTCATTATCAATTCTTCTTTAATGCATGCAATCAAAAAATTCGGAAAGCTCACAAGATGAGGCTTTGGAAGTGGATTAATCACGAGCCCATCCAATCGGACGTCATTCATAACAAGATCCAGAATTTCAACATTTTCATCTGTGAGAACTTTCCGAAGTGCGGCTACAACTTCAAAAGGATATGGTGCTCCCAATGAAGATAGTATTGTACGTATTGCGGCAATTTTTTCGCCATCAAACTTTTTAGCCATCCTTGCTGCTGTCAGTTATCGAATCTTTTTGATCTCCACAACGTATGTAGCGTCTTTTACAGACACTTCCATTTTCAGCAATTTCTTTGATGGATTTGCTTTTGACAACAGGTACACTGAATTTGTAACGCTGTTCAAAAACTTCTCCATTTTCAACTGGTCTTTATCAAGGCTCATGCTTGTATTCCAAAGGTTTTGATGGTGAATATGTCAGATTGCAAACTTCCATGTATTCAATGTGCTTGACCATCAGGTATCGATTTAAAATCTCTACCTTACGTTCAAGATCTGCATACACAGAAGCCAAAGAGTCAATCTGTTCAACGCTCTTTGTTGGGAGTTTTTCTTCTGGCTCAGGTTCATACCCAACTTTTACGAAAAAATCCGTATTGGAAATATGCAATGTAACTGCTGCTAAAATGAACAACAGTATCCAAAACAACACACAAAGTTTTTTCATGTTGTATGAATTTAAGAAATTCTACGGTATCACAATCAATCGAAGGTCTCTTGAATATTCATCGGCTCTGTCACTCCAGAATTTTCCATCCAGCGTAAAGCTATTTAGACTTAAACTTGCGCCTATGTAGCCAACTAACGGATAAGTAAGACGACTCCCAACAGGATCTTTACCGAATTCGAATTCATGTAACTCTTCGACTTTATCGCCGGCAAGAGTTTCAATTCTTACAAAATTGCCACTTTTCCAACGCTTAAAATCAAACGGTATAGCGTATTCAAGAGTTTTACCATCTGGTATTGCCGGTACTTCTACACTATTCGACTTTTCAAAGTTTCCATAAATTCGAAGTAGGAATTCATCAAAGGGAAGCCAATTATAGTATACTCCTGGTAATATACTGAGACCTTGAAGTGTATTATTACTCCAGCATAAATCAGGATATTCAGAAGCAGAGTGTCTAGTTGCTGAATACACTGCAATTCCGGCTACATCAGCAGCTTTGATTAATTCAACTCGATCTTGTGGTGTATAACATACTACGGCGTGCCCATTTTTAAGCTGGTGAGGTTTTTTAGTGGTTGATTCCATGCTTTGAAGTTTTACAGTTAGAAATCTGAAGACTCAAAATCTAAGTCACAGAAGTCTGAAGATTCAACATCAGAACTTCCGGGACGCCAGCCGGGATCAATAGTTTTTTCCATGGAGCTTTTCACGTGTTTTGTTGAAGTCTACCTTGTGACGAATGTGGAACTCAAGATCGATTTCCAGTCCTTCGGCCAAATCCAAAAGACGAATGACTGCATCTGCAATTTCGTCTTCGAATGTGTCCTTCATGTGAGTTTTGAAATGCGCTGCCGGCATAATACTACCATCAACTGCCTCAAGAGCTGCCTTATACTTTTCAACATCAGCAAAAGCACTTTTACGATGTGCTTCAAGAGCCTCTCCAAGTTCAGATGTAACGAGCATCAAAAGTTCTCCCACGTTTCTGGATTTCTTGTCTTCGGGCCAGAACCCTTTTTCCACATTTACTGAGTGGATTTCAGTTGCAATTTCTTTGATGTTCATAGAAGTAGAATTGTGCAGATATCTGCGTTAGTAAACTGTTTGAAAAACTTAGCCCGAGTGCAAGGAGATTGCTCTCCTTGCTGCCCGGGCAATCAGAAGGGAATTACCTGGATTGGTTACCGCTCTGACCCTTACTGAAGACGGAATCACTCTGAAAAAATGCCAGTAGTGCCGATGATCATACCACAAGAAACGAATGAAATTCGTGTACCGTTTTTGATTAATCTTTCGACCGGCATTCCGTAGACGTAAAGTCTGTCGTTGATGTACTCAACTTTTGGTAAGTAGGGATTAATCATAGTAATCAGGACAGGACTTGAACCTGTAACCTATGGTTTGCTTCCCGAAGGTCCACCATCACGCTACCCTTGCGCCACCTGACCATTTAATGATTATTTTTTAAAAGAAAACTTTTCTCCTAAAATCTCTAACCTTTGACCTAAAACTTGCAAATACTCATTCATCAATCTTGATTGTTTGTAAAGTAAATCTTTATTTTGGCGGTCTAAATCAATAAATGCTTGTGTACGCATAAAATCGTTTAAAGCATTTGTTTTTGTTGCTAATTCCTGTGCTTCAATAAGAAGTCTGTCATAAAATGAATTTTCCATTTTTATTTAATTTTAAAGTTAGCAGTCAGGACAGGATTCGAACCTATACGGGAACCGTTGTTAGACCTCAATTTATTCCCACCCCAGGTTATCGAGGCGCGTCTACCAATTTCGCCACCTGACTATTTTATTCCCTTTGTCCTTTTATATCTTTAATGGTGTTCTCTACCATCCAATTTGCAATTTTTTCTCTTCCTTTTTGGTTTGGGACTAATTCAGGACTATCAATCCCAAATTGAATTGCTGTTTCAACTAATTTTTTTAGTTTTTCTGTTGTAATATTAATCGTTTCCATAATCTTTATTTTTGTAGTCAGGACAGGATTCGAACCTGTACGGGGTCTGGAGTGTTCGGTACCTATAACCTAACTTTTTTATACTCCCTATTCCGAGGATGTTAGTCCCTCTGCGTCTACTTTTTCGCCACCTGACTATTTTATAATTGTTTTTTAAAGTATGTTGATAATAAAGTTACATCATTTGATTTAACATAATATGAATTCATATTCATCCACCTTTCTTGTTTATTGTTTTCACAAATAAAGTATAATTTTGAAAGTGTATGAAGTACTATATCACCAATTCTTATCATTTTATTTAATTTAATTTACTGATGAGTATTATCACAATGTCCAGCGTGTGTAATGGAAATCCCTTCTCTAACAGGTGTATATAGATACAAATGACCTTTTATACGTACTTCATAAATTTCAAAAGAACAACATTCATTATGAATTACAGTATAAGATTCTTTACCGATTTCAGTTTTTTGATTGGTAAATTCTGATTTTTGTTCTTTGGGTTCACAAGAAAACAATAATGTTAAACTTGTAAATGTTACTAATATATTTTTCATAATTAATCTTTTTAACAGAATAGTTCAAAGATACATGGTATTCTTCATTTGACAAAATTTTATTTTTTTTTCTATTTTCTTTCATGATTTTTACTGTTTTAGATTACAAAGGTAAGTATTTATTTTTGATTCACCAAATAAAACTGAATATATTTGATAAACGTTAGCAAACATTAAAACGATTTGCTAACAACAAATAAGCGTAATTATTTCTTACTTGTTGTATGATAAGCATTACACTTTGAACAAAAATAAAACCTAATCTCTCGCCTATAAAAATCCTTCTGTGTTTTTTTTTGAGCATTAGCAACTATTATCATTGCTTTTATTTTATCGAGTTTCTTTTTGTTACACATAGCTACGCTTATTTGCAAACGTTAGGTGCAATGCTGTGACACCCACCAATTGACAGCTTTAATAACTGCTTCAAGTTTTGTTTTTCCGACAAATTCTTCATCACCAAGTTGAACACAATTACCAAAAATATCCAACTCATTTTCATCGCCACCAAAACTTTCAATTTTTATAACAACAGGCATTATTTCATTCCAATTATCATAAAAGGGCAATACTTCGTAATCTTGCATTTCAGCATTATTGTAGTAATAATAGTTATTACCTGTGTGTTCATTAAAGCCTTTAATTGGGTTCAATCCCATAAACTTGGCTATTTTCAAAATTTCTTCTGTGTAGTATTCCATATCTTTTAATTTTGTGTAGTCAGGACAGGATTCGAACCTGTGTTGAATTGTGTAGCACTCCCTTTTTGCAGTCTGCAGGGTCCCTAAATCGGGTGTCTACAAAAAACTTTACCAAAAGCATCCAGACTTCTGCACCTGACTATAGCTCAACCATTTCTGACTGTCCCCAATACCGAATAGCTTCATAAGACGTCAGCGGCAACTCATTATTATGAGGGGTTAGAACTTGTGTGTCGTAACTTGCTGTTTGTTACTTGGTACACCAACCAACCGACTTAGATTCAAGTAGTCGGCTCAGGTCCCTATGGCTGTAACACCATTTCTCATCATTCGGGAGCAAACTAGCTGAACACTACTCAGCACGTATTGTTGGTAAGAATTTTATCCAAACGACAAGATTCGATACCTGATTTCAATTTGATGGCGTCTATCTTCCGCCACACGTCTTAAAAAATGAAAGCTCTCCCTTCCATGAGTCTTGTGCCTGGCGGACGAAAGAGCATTCGGCTATGCTTCGACGGTTTCAACTCCATGCAGTCGCTTATTCATTTTTTGTGGAGCCGCCGGGATTCGAACCCGGGTCCAAACGATGTCCAAGATTTGTCTTTTTACAGGCTTATCGGATTTCATGTTTCCGCAAACAAGGCCCGACGTTACCGCCGGATATGTCCACCAGTCCGTTTTACGTTCGGACAAACGTTGTGAAAGCTTTTTTAACAGTCACTGCTCACGCAGCGGCTTTCTCACCGTACCACGCACCGCTTACTGCGGCCGGAGTAAAAGGAACTACTTTGTTGTCATTTCGACGTTTGCGTAAGGTCGCCACCTGCCTGAACTACTCTCTTCTTATCGCTGTCAAATCCTGTCGGCCCCAAAGCACCTTGCAAATTTACAAAATCAGCGAGGTCTTAAAAAACTTTCAAGTACAGTAGTTATAGTGCCGCCTTCTGTAAACTGGCTTGGCAAAATTTCTACTTTCCAAACGCCTTCTCCCACTTTAGAAAGAAGTTGTACTTCACACGCTGCTGCTTCTCCTGCAGCCATGTCGTCTTCTACTTCAGCGTAATCTAACGGTTCCCAAATTATTTTCATAAGTGTAGTTTTAAAATGTCGATATCACCAGGAAGTGCTGCCTTCTGGCGGTATCCCTCGAACGCCTCTCTTTTCAGAGCTGGTGACTCGACAATGTTTTTGATCTCAAGGTCGCAGTTCAGTGTAAGTTCCGATTCGAACATCACACATCTTAACCGAATCTACATAACCACGACTTTCGCTGATGCACCTTTGTTTGATACTGTTTAACAGTGCAGTCATTGCACCATCATAAGTATCCCACCCATGTCCATCGTATACTCCATAACAAGAATACGGTTTCCATGTAGAGAACAACCTTTCAGCTTTTTGCTGAATGTAAAATTTTCCTTTCTGTTCGACAATTCTGAATTTTGCCATAGTTTGAAATTTGAAAAAGTTTGCCAATGCAGTGCGACACTCTGCAAATGTTGGAATTAAACAACTCTTCATGCACCAGGTGGCATGAAAAATAGTTGGTGAGCACTCCGTCTTAATCTCACTCTTTTGGCAATTTCTTTGTGTGATGGATTTGGTTTTATTAGCACCCTCTACATTCATATGCGTACAACGCTCACTCATGAAAAAGTAGGGTCCAGCAGTTTGCTCTGCTTTGCTGAGAACTCATTTGTGTTGTAGTGTGTCTTTTACGTGTAGCGACCACTTCATAAACTTACACTCTGAATAACAATTCCTTTCTCAAGGGAACAACACATCTGGGATTACTCCGTACTTTGTTTATAGGTTCGAGCGAACCACCAGGAATATTCTTGTGAACAGTTTCCTGAACTTTCTCTGTTCTAGTACACTCTGTTGGTTCAGAGTCAGTATCCAATTTTTAAAGTGGCTTTCAATGTTTAGTCCACTGTGGTATCCGGGCAAGGTATTAAGCCTTACCTGGATATGAAAAGCCCCCACCAATTATTGGCAGGGGCTAATCGGAGCTTTTCGCAAATGAGTTTAACCAGTCACTCTTTAGAGTGGAATTGTGCCGAGGTACCTAAGTTCCGCCAGGCTCAAACCATTTGGGTGAATCAAAAATTAGAGAGTGACTGCAACTTGACCGGTAATTGAACTTTTGGGGAGTGTACAGATCTTCAGTTTGAAGATAAGTGTACTGTGCCTGTGGTACAATTACACATAATCATCGCCGCCCAAAGGCTGCGAACACTGCGATTCTGCCGGGATTTTGGCAAGAATTCCGTTTTTGGAAACGCAGGCTGTGGCCATTCCGAATACAAGGGCCCAAGCCATGATAACAAGCACATTCAGTTTTTTCATCTGAATTTGGATTTAGGGGTTTAACGAATTTGAGTTGGTTTGGCTAATGTATAAAATTTCACGGTTCAATGAAATTTCAGCCAAAATTTTATTCTACTGTTTTTGGATCCGGTATTCCAAGTAACGGGTTTTTTGGCATAGGAATGGCATGTCGATTAACTCTACGGTCTACGATCATACCAGTCTTGTCTAAACCAGCATAGCCGGATTGCATCAAGTCAAGCTGACTATGCAATTCTTGATTTGGTCCATCCATTGGGTTTAAGGGTTAATAATCATCCCTGTCAAAATCTGCTTGTTCAACTGAAAAGCAGGTTTTGCAAAGGCCTATTTCGTTTCGAATCTCGTCAAGAACTTCTTCGAGTTTATCTTCGTCTACTTCACCATCTTCGTTTTTGCCATATCGAAAAATGGCTTCCTCTTCAGCAATTACTTTCAAGTGTTCACTATCGCAGTAACGGCAAAGATCGCTAAGATCTCTTCCGTTCCAAGGAGCTCGAGAATCAAATTCACTACCAGCAGGCAATTTAGGATCATCCATTTTTGTCAGGGTTTTCGTCTTTCGGATTTGAAAGGTCGAAGTGTTCCTGTGGGCCACCATCATAACCAAAACGCCACACTGAACGGTTCCATTCATGCGAATCTACTTGATACCACAATCCCTCTTTATACTTTACCATTCCTAAACTTTCTTTTACACATTGCACCCACTTCCCACTTAACTCGTCGGGTTCGGCGTCGAGAGGGTTGATGAGGTCGAACTGCGCGACAAACGCTTCGTAATCGTCAGATGTATCCTTGCAGGTAATCGGTGAATTGTCGCAATCAAGTATTGCAATTCCGGTAACAGGATTATCGTCACTTACTACCTTATACCATTTCCACTGAGTATAACAGGCGTTTGAAAATCCAATCCGCATCACCCACTTGCCAACAAGATGCGAGTAATCCCTCTGCGGGCGGTACTCGTATTTCGTGCCGTTGTAGTTACACCAAATTGACTTCGGGATTTCACCGTCTTTGACAACTGCCTCCAATCCTTCGGGGTAAAGCAAATTGGTTTTTGGTTCTTCGGTCGGCTCAACCCACTCCCCTTTCAGCCTTGCGATAAATTCGTCGAAGGGAAGCCAAAGGAGTTGCGTATGATGTATCCAATGGTATTCTTTTTTTGCGTATGACGAACACAAGACCTTATAATCCTTATCCCAACATAAATTTGGATATTCGGCGGCTGACTTAGAAATATCGTCGTTCGTGTCTCCGGCTATATCAACCTTGTACTCCCTCGCAACCCGAATAATCTCCGCCCGTTGCTCAGGCGTACACTCTACATAAGTGTCGCGGTCAGTCGCAAACTGAACGGGTTTGATTTCGGGTTCATGCACTACAGCATTAGCAATCTGTTCAGATTCCTCAATCAAAAGTTCCAAATGTTCTCCAGTTTGTGGCCATCTTCTGTCATCACATTGGCCAATTTTGGTTAACATGTCAGGACTATCCCAAATAATAAACGGAACATCATCATCTTCATCTACTGTACCTGTAGCCCCATATCGTATATAAGGCTCGTCGGTTTGAGTGTTTCTTACTCTTTGGCCTTTTTTGAATTTAGGGCCTTGTTTAGCAGAAGATGATTTTTCAGGCTTTTCAATTAAAAGCTCCATATTATTTTCCTTCTGCGCCCACACTTTGTCATTATTGCGACGAGCTGTTTCTTGCAGCATATCAAAACTGTCCCAAATTACAAATGGAGCCGGAGAATTCATGTTTACTGTTCCTGTAGCGCCCTTTTTAATCCAAGCTGATTCAACCAAGTTTTTCACTCGATCTCCTATTTTGAATTTGCATTCAGTTTCACAAGTTTGTTGAGATTTTACAGCCGGTGGCTCAGGATTTGCTACTTTTTCTTGCTTCGATTCTTCAATGAGCTTTTTTACTCGTTCGTAATGAATCTCAAAAAGCTGTTCGATGTAAAGCAAAAGCTCTTTGGGAACTTCCGGTACAGATTCAGATTCGGGCATTGGATACATCAATTGAACATCTTGTTGAAAATTTCGTAAAGCTTCCGTATTCTGAGTTGTCTCTTCCTGGAACCATCCTGCACTCCATCTGAGACCATCAAGAGTTGCAATGACTCTTTTTTCAGAATCTTCACTGCTAACTTTTTGAATTGCTTCTTTTACACGCTTCGACCATAATTCTGGCATCAACTCAATTTGTTTTTCCGAAACATACATTCGTTTAAGGCCAAAGGGCTGAGGATTGTCCCAGATTACAAATGGAAAATGTGAACCGTTTTCATCTACTGTACCACATTCATTTTTAGAAATGAAAGCACTTTCTTCAGTAGCGTAAACTCTATCACCTTTTTTGAATTTTGGTTTTATAGTTTCCATGTGTCAGAGTTTAACGGATTTCAGCAAGATCACAGAACTTCTCCCAAGAAATGTAGTGTGGAGATCCCCAGGGCAGGGTGTTGATTTTTCTCATGATCGTGCTTTTAGAGCTTCCAACGAACACAAAATGATCAACTGCTCCAAGTGCAATGACTGCAATAAACCCAACTGAGGCATAGACTGCCGGCCAGATAAATTTGTTAATCCCTTGAGGATCTGCAATCAAAGCAACCACTGAGAACACTCCGACTATCCCAAACAGCACTTTAAGTGTTGTGTGAAATAGTTTTCGATTTCGGTTGTACAACCGGTAGATTCCGAGATCAAAGTAATACTTGTCTCGGATTTCTTTTGCTTCTTTCGATGTCATAGATTAAATGTTATTTGCTCCACTTTTCAGTAATAGAGGTTTCAGCTTTTAACAAGCCATTAGTCAGTATGACGTTTGCAGCTTTCTCCATCAGTTCAGTCATACGAACTTTCCACTGCTCAGCATACTCAGCTTTGCAGATAGTGTCAATCTGATCATGAACAGTCATTACCAATTTGACCGGTAAGTCGTTTTCAGTAATTTCTTTGTAGATGTAAATCAGCGCAAGTTTTGTCATATCAGCACCACTTCCCTGAATAGGAGTGTTTTTACTTGCTCTTTCAATGGACCCAAGTTCTGTAAAGTTCTCACGTTCTTGGTACATTCTTGGCGTCCAGTTACTGAACCATCGTTTTCGTTTGAATGGGTCGTAAGTAAATATGTATCCATTGCGCTTTCCAAACTCTCCAAGTGTATCCAGAAAGTTCTTGATTTTCGGAAATTCCTTGAAGTACTCCTTGATCAGCGATTTAGCTTCATCTTTAGAGCAGTTGATAGTTTCAGAAAGCTTACCAGGACCCATTCCATACGCCAGTCCAAAGTTGATGGTCTTTACCCATGTCCGGAGTTTTTTATGTCCGGAACATTCACATTTCTTTTTTTCTTCTTCGTAAGCACAGCCTTCTTCAGTAGCGTCTTTCCATTTTTCCTTGAACACAAGCTCTGCACAAATTGAATGCAGATCTTGATTTTTAGATAGTGCTTCTAAAAAGACAGGGTCTTTGCTACCAAAGGCAATTACGCAAAGCTCCTGGCTGGAAAAATCAGACGATACAAACACCCAGCCCGGCTCTGTAATGAAGCAATTCCGAAAAGCATTGTTTCCAGGAATCTGCTGCATGTTTGGTTCCTGAGAACTCATGCGGCCGGTGTCGAGTATTTGAGAAAATCTGGTGTGAATTTTTCCGTCAGCACGTACGTACTTAAAGAAATCACTACCAAATGCTGTAGCTAACTTACCTGTTTTCTTGAACTTTATATATTGATCGATGAGAGGATGTTTGAAGCGATACTTCACAATTTTCTTCTCACTAACAGTTTCTATTTCGGGGACAATTCGTTTGAAAAGTTTCAGTACTTGTGTCGGAGAATTCCAATTCACATTGGATTGTTTTAACTCTTCCACCGGCGCAAACAAATCCAATTGAATTCGTGCTTTGCAATCCTCAAACATAGGATCTGCAAGAAGGATACCATCCAGCTTGCGCTCAAAGTCTTTTGCAAGACTTGTGTTCACTTTTGAAAGTGATAACCAGGCTTGTTTATCAAGAGTAAGCCCTTCAAACTCTATTTCAGCAAGTATTGGTAACAATGCCTGCTCCATTCTATTCACAGTAACCAGCTGCTTTAATGCAAGCTGAAAAAGCTGATGCTCTCTGATTTTAAGCAGCTGCACTACATCCCGGGCACCATAATGAATCTGGGAGAGTGTGAATGGCTGACCGGTAAGACCAATAAATCGATTTTGCTCACTCTTGTTAAGAGTTACATTTAAGTAACGAGAGCAGACAGCAGCCAGAGAAAAGCCGTAGTTTTCTTTACCACAGTGCAGAATTTTCTCTGCAATGAATGTATCGAAAATATTCGTAAGCTTTATATCGAGCCACTTTCGCAAAAACAAGTAGTCAAATTTCGCATTATGAAGAATCTTTAAGGGTTGAGGATCTTCCAATGCAGTTTTCAGCTTCAGTTTTTCATCAGTTGTCAATGTACGACAATCGATTACAAATTGAAGATGCTCGTTCCCAAGCTGAAGCATCAGAATAGGATCGGACACAAAATCAAGCCCTGCGGTCTCAGTATCAAGACCGTATACATCTACATCTCTGATGTACTTTACTACATCATCGATGGTACCACGCCGAATATCGGTGGTGTCAGCAATCAGACTTTCGTGCTTCGAAATAAGCACTATCGTCTGGAGCTCCTCCTGAATGTTGATGTTTTTTGACATAGTTGAGTATGTTGTAAGCTGTGTCAGTAGAAATTACTGTGTTTTCAAAGAATACTTCATGCTGACGCAATGCAATTGCTTCATCATAAGCATCTTTTAAAATCTGTAATCTTTCACTTTCGATCAGCTCTGCAATCCATTTCATGTAACTCATGAGTGAAAGAATTTGAGTGAATGTACAATAATAAGAAAACGTTGGGACAATCGGCAAAGAAAGCCCCAACGTTATTCATCTCTTCTGCGGAATTCGAATGATCACTCTTTCTGTTTTGCTAATTGCACGATCAGCAAAACGAAAATGAGGATGTAAAGCCATAACAGCTTTCTTAGCGCGTTGGACACATCCGTAGCCATTAGCTGCATAGACTATGTATCCATGTCTAGGAAAGCTGGTCAGAACTTTTATAAACTCTGCCGAGTCAAACCTTTTGACATGTGTCATAGCTTTTTCGACTTCCTTACTGCTGAACTTTTGTACCTGCATAGAATCAGAATTAGAGTATTGGAAAAGCAGTAGGGAATTGCTTCCCCACTACTTTGCCGGCAACATTGATTACTCTGCAGAAGCGTCTTCGATTTCAACAGAGCACAGCTGTGTCATCTCCTCTATCAGGGCAACTTTTGCTTCCTTCAGGTCGGAAATCTGGCCACGGAGTTCAACGAGCTGTGTCATCACCGATGACATGTCGCCATTGTTCTGAGCCAGCTGACCGAGCTGTTCGCGGAGTGAAAACTGCTTGCTTTCTGCTTCACAGATCTGCTCTTCGATATCATCGATAGCAGAATCGAAGGCACGGATCACCCGGTTTTCAACGATCGGGCGTTTAACGGCGTCAAGAGCACCGTCCAGAATGCGTCCCATCAGGGACTTTGATTTGATTTTCTCACTCATAAGAGTAAAAATTGATTTGGGGTTAGAAAAAAGTGAATTGATTGTATGAATCTGGCCTTGAATTGCTTCAAAATGGCAGATCATGCTTTGGTTCTGAGTCAAGCTTCAATTTGGTTTCGGGCTGTACCTTAAACTGTATCTTGCTTTTTTCAGAGGGTTTGAAATTCAATTTTGCTTTTGAGGTGGGGTTAATTTTTGCACCTACTGCAGATGTGTTTTTTGGTAAAGAATGACTACCAATTGTTTCAGGAGTTTTGACATGATTTTTAGATAGTGCTTCTTCCGTTTCTATCAGAATATCGCCAGCTTTCAATTTCTCATAAGCTGTTACCCATGCAATTTTTTCATCCCCAGAAACGATACAGTAAGGTGCTTTTTGCCAATTAAACGCTTCATCTAAAATCTGATAAGGACGTAAAGTTTTATATGCCGCAAGAGTAATCCATCCTAATTTAACAGGTCTATGATTTTCGTGAAAAACCACATTCAAGAATCTTGCAAAATTACGTGTACACAATTGAGTTGCCAATTTATTAAAGTTAAAAGTAATGGCCTCTACAAGAATTCCTTCTGGAAACCTGGCTATGTGTGCTTGAGCAAGGACTCGAAATAAAGCGGAAAGTGAGGTTGACACGAATTCTCTGTACTTTGATTTGAGAAGTGAAGGTAAGTCTACAAATAAAGGAGAACGTAAAAATTGATTGCTTCCAATCTTCTCTAAAACCTCATATAAAGATTTTGAATGCCTGAAAATATTGAGATGCTCTTTTGGGAAGTGTGACATAACATCTGTAATTATTTTTTTCCAATACGGATCCAGATAAAGTAGCACGCTCTGTAACTCAGATGGAAAGTCTGATGCAGATGTTCTTACAGTAGTTGTAGCAGCATCTTCTTTTATTGGTTGTATAAAAACACTAGTTCCTGGAGCAGGTTTAATGATAGTCACGTTGCTTGCAGCATCTGTAGATAGTTCAGCGCCGTTTCTGGAGCACCCTATAATTATAGATCCTTCATGTGGTCGGGGTGTGACAATGTATTCAGTCATCCCATATCTAACAATTGTACCCGATTTATAAACAGGATGCTCATTAAAGCTTTCTCCAGAAGTAAGTAAAATAAATCCACGCTCTACAACGTGTAAATCAGAAGGCTTAAAAGTTGGAACCATTTCAGAAAATGGGGCATTTGGAAGATCCGAAAAATACCCGGGATAAATATGAGCACTTCCAGAATTAGTACTTCCGTTCCATACAGTCAACGTAGAATTTAAACTCAAAATTGAGTCAGTTGCATTAAAGTAATAATACGATCCTTCCTTACTTGGATCTTTTAAGTATTTTTCTACATCTAATCTTAATTTGCAGCCTGGATAAAATCCAGGTAAATACTGACGAATTCCTGCAATGGTGCTATAAGCTTTGAGAGTGCTGCACTCATATACAGGAATTTGTAAAAAATCTTTAATCGATTGAATTACTTCAGTTGTGAGTGGTGCTCCCATGATTGGTTGGTTTAATGAAACTTAATGAATGTGTTGTAAAGCAGGGACATTACAAGAATGCCCCTGCTTTTTCACACAAGAGATCTGAGATCTTACGATCCCAGTTCGCCAAACGGAGCTGAGCTTACAGACTCAGCTTTAATACCACCGGCCAGATTTGTTGCCGGAGCATCAGGCTCCAGAAACACATGGTTGGCTTTGTCGAACACCACGGTAGTGTTCGCAAAGATGTACATTCCCTTGTGGAGAATGTACTCTCCGTCCGCACCACGACGTTTTGCCGCAGTTGAGACATTCTGAGCCTGATACTCAGTAGGAGTAACAGTCTCGTTGATCTGCACTTTCAACTCATGAGTGCTTTCACCGATTTTTGCAACCGGCTTAAGGATCATGAGTGAAAGAACTTCCTGACCCATGTCGTTCACTGCCCATGCCGGATTGTTGTCCGTCAGGTCAATTCCGAGCTTCGCGCTGGCATCTTTAGGCTCAGCTGTGATCCATGCGCGGCGCGCACCCGGTTTTGTGAAACGATCGTCGCTTTCGTTGAAAGCTGCAAGCGGATTGGTCGCACGAGTGGGGATAATCTCCGCCAACTCGAGTTGAATTTTGTCACCGGCCACCTTGCGGGCGCCAACGAGCAGTGTTTGACCAGGCTGAAGCGTGGTCAATGATCCTGAGTTCAGGATGTTTTTCTGATCTTCCATCATGATTTTGGAATGATTTGAAATGGTTAATAAATGAATGAATTGATTTTGCCCCTCTGCGTTCAGGTATGATAGCAGCCCTATTTGTTCAGTTCAGCATGAACTACCATACCTGCCTGGCCTTGGGAACCAGGTTATGACGCATTAGCAAAAAGGCTGGGAAACCCCAGCCTAAATGCTCATCCTACTTCCCTCTCACAGAAAGTATCGTTATCCGGATTAACGGAAAATTTCTATCAAAACAAAAATGATGTCTGCAATTGCGTAACAAACGCTAATAGCGACTAGTGGCAAATAAACCTTTAAAGTCTTTTCAGACTCTTGCCTTATTTTAAATTCTGCATACCAACCGTCTCCACTGTGGAAAAATCGAAGTGCTTTTTTGTAGCGGGTTCTATTCAAAATTTGCCTCCTTGTATGAGGCCGAAATTTCATTTTCATACTAGAGGGTTTAAATTAATGAAACAATCAAAAGGCAGGGGCCTGGTTATCATACCAAGCCCCCAACCTTTTTTTAACGTGTGAAATTGAATGGCCAATCTCTGCTATAAGGGTGTAGTCTAACCAATTAACTAATCCTGCCAGCACGTTGGCAGCACACGCTATTCTTCACTTTTTTCTGGTCGTTGAAAAAGTACTGATGGATCTGACATTTGTGCAATTTCATGCAGCGCTTCCAGCAATTTTACTCTTGCTGGAAATGTCATCATATTTTCCATTGTGCCACGCTCAGATATTTTTGTCAAAGCCTGTGCGATGACTAACGGAGAATTAATTGCAAAAAGAATCATAAAGTCTTCTGACGAAAACTTTCTTTTTGCAAATCTCAGTAGCTTTTCATTGCTGATTGCCCCGTCCTCTGCATGCAAACATTGGTCTACAAACGAAAAAATCTTTTGGTAGACTTCTTGTGTTGCTTTTACAGAAGATTGAGACAGTTGTAAAATTGTCTGCACTTTGTCATCCGCCGCCCCATTTTTTGGAGCTGTTTCTTCTTCAGAAGAAGATTCCTCTGGTAGGTTTTCAGCCGCCCAGAGAAAATCTTCATTGGTAATTTCTGAATCAGAGAGGACCTTCATGATACGATCCTTTCGAGTCATTACTCTTCAGTTGTAGATCCTGAAGTTGGAGACTCAAGAGGCTCAGTGATCTCATGCCCTCCAGGTAAAAGTTGACCCTGAAGCGCTCTGAGTACCATGGCCTCAAGAGGATTCATATCCGGATGCTCTTTGCTGCAGAAATCAAGAATTTCTGTTTTCAGCTCCTGTTTTTCTTCAGGAGTTGTACTTTCATGTCCGATGAAAGCTGCAAGTGTCGACAGATCAAATTTGCACGCAGAGCTTTTTCCGTAAATCGTCGCTGCCGTTGTCGGGATTCCGTAATCCTCTTCAAACTTTGAGAGGATTTCTCTGATTGCATTGATTGTCAGCTCATTATTTACTTCGCTGAACTGATCTACTTTTTCAGTGATTTCACTCACTTCAGCAGCATTCTCCTCAGAAAGACGCGCATATGCAAAAAGAGTGATGTTTTGGAACTTTTCAGAGCCCAGGCAGCAGAAGAAATACTTTTCTTCAGCTGTGAACAAATCTGTCGAAAGAACAGTACGTGTTAGACTTTCGATGTGCGCCAGCGCCTCGAGATTTTCAGTGAAATTGTTGGTCGCCTTTTTAAAGACTTCCCACGCTTTCTTGTAAAAAGCCTCAGCTTTCGCATGCGCCTGATCAGGACGATCATTTGGATCTACAAGCCCTACGATGTAGAGCAGGTTGCCCTGCAGAGCTTGTGAAAGCTTTGGTACGTCATTGATGACGATTTCTACCTTTTTCATTTGATGTGATAGGGGTTAAAGGATTAATGAGTTTTGTGAATTTTAGATCATTAGTAGCAAGAGCAAAACTTGCATTACGAACGCACCATGGGAATACTTATATCCCTGAGGGTGATCAATTGCGTTCTTGCATCATAAGATTGCTCTTATGATGCTCAGATTCTTACGTGTAGCGGTTGAAACTCACATAAAAAATCGTGAAGAGGTGTATGGAGTGCTGAATTCCATCCTCGCCGGGAACGAGTACCTCTCCCAGCCCCAGACTTTTGTCAATTTGGAAGCCAATGCTTGAGCTTCACTTCTGTCTGGCTGGGTTTATTACGTATGAGAGTCGATTTACTCTTTCGTCTTTTTACCTGCAATTTGAGTGCAAGTTCAGCAGTCAATACTGCCTGATATACTCCTACAACAAAGAGGAGAAAGCCCAGCCAACCAGGAATGTCATTGTTTTTGACATGCATGGCCATAAAAATGCAGAATGTGATCATAACGATCAGATTCAATGTGAACCAAGTCAGAATTTTTCGATTGTGCTTGGTTGCGATCTTATCCCGCGCATTGGCAAGATAAGAATCGGCTTCGTAAAGATTTGTTTTCATTTGGAGAGAGAAAATTGGTGAATAAAGCAAAGCCCCAGTGATATTGCTATCACCGAGGCTTTTGAAAATGGTAGGTTCACGTGACAGGGAGCAGCTGTTCGTCGTGGACCTGATAGCGGCTTCCGTCAGGGAAACCGAGTACAATCCCATCCTCAATTGGATGGGCAGTAGTACGATTGAACCGGCGGCTCATCCCGCGGATTGCTTGTTCAGCATTATCCGCAACCACAGCGCCTACTTTCAGGAACTCGGTTCGACCGTTAAGATAATACGGTCTGAGAATAGTAATGTTCATTGCAGTATTTAGTTTTGGATGAATACTGCTTTGAAACACGTTCCGCTTGGATTGCGGTTACCGGCAAATTTTTGCCAGTAAGTGTCCACTTTCCATTTGTCCAGTGGGACATCATAGGTCACAACTAATGTATCGGTTGGCCGATACAAATCGTGAGGCAATTCCACAAAGGCTTTTTCACCTGTGTAGAGAATCCGGACAGGACGTTCCGGATTAATGTTGCAAGAGGCCATGCCGGCCAAAAGCAGAAGAAAGAGCAAAATCTTTTTCATTGTGAGATGGAATTTGGTTGAGAAGCAGATTAATGCCAGCACCCAGCATGCTTCTTGAATTGCTGAGAACGTTTTTGGTGCGCTTTGTAATCATAGCCACGCTTAGTAGTAGCGCACGATGTAGCCATGATAGCAACGAGTACCAAAAGGATGAGTTTTTTCATGATGTAAGAATTGGTGTTAAAGGAAATTTTTGTAGAATTTCAGATTTGATTTTTTCCCACTCCATTGCAATTGGCCTTTTATGCAGACCAAAAGATGCAGTGAAAAACCGATCATCTGTTTGAAGTCCAGAAGAGTCAAACATTTCTTTGAAGGCTTCAAATGTCTCCATGGGAACTTTGACAGTAATCACTGTTACAAGCTCTTTTGCTTGTCTGTTTGCACCTTTCAAAGGTTTAAGATGATTGACATTGTTGCCTTCAACTATATGTCGATACACTTTTACCTCTGAATCACCGTTTAAAATGCAGTAGTATTTCCAGTACCGTGGTTTCATGTAATTGAAGTTAAGTGGAATACAAAGTAAACTCTATCACCAGCATAATCTCGGGCTATTAACGAGACACAGATCGCGGAGAATCTGCTTTATGCTGAGTGATAGAGTTTGGGTAAGGACTACCAGCTATCCCGATCTGTGCCATGGTCACAGACTTTAATAAGTTCTTTCATCTGTGAGAGGTTAAAGAGTTAATTAGAGAGCTAGTAGTTTGTGTAAAATGGCTCAGCTTGCTCGAGGCTGAGTTGAAAACTGCCAGTGATGCCACCAGGCTATTGGTTAGGTTAGTTAAAGTGCCATAGAATAACCATTTGGAATTCGAGGTATGGCTGAGACCTCGAAAATGGTGAAGGGATTCCTGGTCAACTCACAACTTAACTCACGATATAACTCGGAAGCTAACTCAGTTGTTAACTCAGAACCCAAATGCCATAGCTTGAGTGAATACAAAGTACTCACCCAAGCCAGGCAGAAGAGTGAACTGTAATACTACATTGATGATTGCCTTCACAAACAATCATAACAATAAGCCAATGTAATTGTATCACTTTGTACAACAAGTGTAAGGGAGCTTACCCTAGTCTCTTGTACTACAGTTCTAGGACAAAGAGCAAGCCTGAACTAACCGTAGTTAATTCAGACTTGCCCCCAATGGGCGAAGCCCAACCCTTATGGGTTGAGCGTCGCTGCAAAGGCCTCGGCCTTTGCTCGATCCTTGTCGTTGGGATCGACGTAGATCTTGGACTCAACGGGACCGTCCTTGGTCCATTGACGTTGAGTGAAGATGAGAATGCCGGTTTTCGGCGAGAGGAAAACTGTCCACATGGTTTGTTGGGAACGGGGGATGTTTGCCCGCTCCCTTGTTAGCCGGGGTCTTTGAATACGTAGGTACCCACACTCAAAACCACAGATCAAATTTTCAAAACCGGTTCCGAAAAAAATTTTGGGGAAAATTTTGGGAGGTGAGTTCTCTGAAAGCCTTGCCGGAATGGAAAGTCCAGAAAACGAAAAAGCCCCGGGCTGATTCAGGGCTAGTTCGGTTCACATACGATGGCCGTATATGTAGAGTGGGATACAAATGTAATCAATATTTTTTGAAAGTCAAGTGTTGCTCGAGAAATTTTTTGGAGTATATTTGGCACTGCTTCCGATTCCAATCGATCCCCCTTGATGGCCAGTCAGGTAGTTAGAGGGGCAGAAGTCGGGTTCTACCGGTAACGTTTTACCTACATAGTTACTGGAAGTTGTCCCCGATAGGAGCAAAAACGGCAATAGTATAGTAGGGTGGGAGGGAATAAGGCTACAGGCTGACAGAAATGCCCCCTCGAAGGCTCAAAACGGCACCTTACAAAATCTGTTGTGAAACCTCAAAAATCCCAAGGGGAGAGGTGTGCCCGAGAAGGAAAGAACATCGTAGATTTGCAATATGGCAAAATCGCTGAGCCTGAAAGATCTGATCGATCTGGATAAGTCGAACTTTAATGTCGATCGTCCGGATAACATTCGGCACAATCAAATACTTACGGCTTACTCGAAGACATCACGTCCAAAAACGTTTGTGTTCAAGTACTTGACTGATTTGTTGGTTGCCGGTAGTAATGTAACTCTTGTTCAGAATTCGGATGGGACCCTGACAATAAACTCTTCAGGAGGCGGCGGAACGATCGGATTGAGTCTTCCACCGGCTTTTACAGTTGTGGGCAGTCCGGTTGTAGGATCAGGGACTTTTACGGTTACCGGAGCCGGCACTAGTGCACAATACATTGATGGGACTGGTAATCTGCAGACTTTTCCGACGGGTGGTACGGGTACGGTTACAAGTGTAAACTTGGCAGTACCGTCTATTTTCAGTCTTGCCGGAAATCCAATTAGCACATCAGGGACTATTACAATTGGGCTCAATACACAGGCAGCCAATCTTGTGTTTGCAGGGCCTAGCTCAGGTAGTGCAGCAATCCCAACATTTCGAGCGCTGACTCTGGCTGATCTGACTGTGGTTACGGACCCGGGTGTAATTTCGGTGAGTACAGCGAATGCCCGGGAAGATAATTACACACCAGCTGGTTGGCCAGGAACTACGACTATTACAAAAGTCATACGGATTACTCCGACCAATGCCAATAACATTGTGTCGATCGGGGGATTGACAAATGGGGTTGCCGGCCAAATGGTTACAATTGTCAATGCGGCAACTGATCAGCTGCTGATTATTGATCACGACTCTCCAACGAGTACTGCAGCTAACAGGTTCAGGCTACAACATCAAACTTCTTACTTCTTACTTCCTGGCCGGGACATCACGTTTTTGTACAACGGCACCAGGTGGAGTCAAATGTCTTATGGTAATTGGGGAGGTTTGGATGTGGTGGATCACTTTACTTCAGGTCCTCAGAACAGGGTAAGCCCTACTGTTGTATTCAGTACTACCTACATGTCTTGGATATCTTCCGGAGCTGCTTCCGGAATACAGAGTAGCGGTAACCTTGGAAACTTTGATCTGGGTGGTGTGCAGTTAAGCACCGGTTCAACTGTAACTGGTAATACAGTAGGGGGAATGGCAATCAGACATGGAAGTGGTAACAATGCTTTAAACTTGAATGGTCAATTCCCGATGGTTATGCTGGCCATTGTAGATGCCACCCCAACTCCAACTGCTTTGCAAGATGTAGTTTGTGGGGTAGGCCTTGAGAGTAACTCTGGAAGTTGGGTAGGGAATGGTTACATATGGAAAACTCCAGCATTTGCTACGTTTGCAAACGTGTGGGAAATTGACGTCATTAATACCGGTGGAGGATTGGCTGTAAACGTGGTAACTGCAGTAGCGACTACTACAAAACAGTATCTAGGGATCTGGAACCATGGCAATAATGGAAACGTGACGTTTTTCAGTTCTACTAACGGAATTACATACTCTGCAGTTTACAGGTTTACAAGAGTATCAAACAACTTTGCCGGCTATCCTAAAATAAGGATAAGTAGTCTAGTTGGAACGACTCCAAAAAACTGGACAGCTCACATGCTCGGAGTGTCACTAAATCAGAAGCGATGATCTACTACCAATTCAGAATAGCGTACACAAATCCATCTGGAATGCTGGCCAGAGTAACTCTTACCAGACAGGCCGAAAATGCTGATTTTACAGCCAGCGTCGAAGAAAGTAGGATTATAGCAAAGCAGCAAATAGTTATAAACGACGGAATCCTCCCTCCTGCTGCTGCCCGGGTCGAAACCACTACAACTCTTACGCTATCTCAGTATAACGCGATCATCAGAGGTCCTAACGAATTTGAGGTGGATTCAGAAATTCCGGTAGAAGAACCACCGATTGAATAAAATTGGCTACTTTAGCTGAAAACTATAACCCATGACCCAAGTAGAAATCGAAAAAATCAAAAGCCTGTCAGGCCTTGAAACAGATGTTATCACTAAACTAGCCAATGTAGTAGTGCAGGAAATGCGCGTAAACTCGTTCGGTCTGCAGCCAGTGAGCAAACGCAATCAAACCACTGGTCAGCTCGAGTTGCAGTACTACCGTGTGGTACGACAAAGCAAATATCAGCGTGCCGGAGATTATGCATTGAATTTCGTAGAAACCTATCAGCACGAACGCAACTACGCCTACGTTGGAGAAAACCTGGAAACCGGAAAACTCGAATGGGTAAATCCGGAAGTGTCGTTTGCAATGACTACAAATGGCACTACAAAAATCCACACTACTCCGGAAGGACGCATGTACGTATATTTCAGTCCGCAGCTGAGCAAATGGGTGTTCGAAATGCAAAGTCGTCCAGACAGCTACACGTTTCTCGTTCGTGAAGCCAACCCAAACTTTGACCCGACACGGCCGGTAAGCGCTTCAAACTCACGACAGATTACTGTCCGAAGAGAGTTCGCAGTTGAAGAGCTGGCAGCCATGGCCAAAGTCAGTGTCGAGACAATTTATCAGTGGGACACTGATTACTACTACGGTGTAGAGCGTGATCCGGAAACACACATCACAAGTATATTTCTCGAAATCTTCAATTCCGGAGATTCCCTCAACGTGTACGCCGGGCAGGTTTACATCAATGGAAAACCGTTCTCGGGAACAGGTTACGGAAACTACGTCACTGCTGTGGGGAAAACTGGAAGTGATTATGTGGCACGTTGGAAGATGTACAACGATTGCACCAAAGAAACAGCAGTAAACGGAGGATCTGAAGCCGGAAATTATGGGCTTTGCGAACTCGTAGGGCCAATGCAGTCTGGTGATGAACAAAATCCACGGGTATTTGTTCCGCAGTACGACAGAGAATTCGCAATTCTCGAATTGCAAATTGAAGAGCTGCCGGCACAGGGTAAAAACCTGATTTACCATGCCTACTTTGACATGAAGACCCGAACACTTTTGTTCGAGCCTGCTATGCGGACTCCGGACAATGTAGTATTTTTGTAACTGACTACTCATTCGAGTAGAATTTGGTTAAGGTTTAGTGAGGGGCCTCTTGCATACGAGCAGGAGGCCCTTATATTTGTACCAAACTCACTATGATGAAAATCAAATCCTTTTTCAAAAATCTAGCTTGGGCCGTGCTTCGCTGGCTGCAATTATGGGACGCTATCTGGACACTTCCCCTCATGATTGCCGCGATCGTGTGGATCAGCCGTTGGCTTGTAGAACAATACGGACCTGCAGTCGGGGTGTTTCCTCCAGGACTTCTCAATGCCGGCCTTCTTGCTGCTTTTTACCTTTTGACTGGTACCACAGTAGTGAACATCATCATCTTTTTTGGACACCGCGGGTGGTTCAAAATTTACTACTCCCGTAAACTGAAAGATACTCGTAAGTACCTTCTTACACACTTACCACCATGGCTACAACTTCTATTCGTTCCATTGTATGGAGCCTTTTTGCTTGTGCTGTTCTGCTGCTTGGTTGCGGCCCTGATCTGACGAGCATTGCTCCGACTGGAAAAACTCCGATATCTGAGCTTACAGCTGAGCCTCAGCCAATTGTAGTAGAAAAACCGGTCCAAAAACCAGTACAGAAGCCGGTAAATCGACGGGATCTGCTCCAAAAAATCTACACCTCTCAAATAGGTGTACGAGAAGCTACCGGGAAAAATGACGGCCCGGAAGTAGAAATGTACCTCAGAGCTACCAATCTTGGAAAAGGAAATCCGTGGTGCGCTGCCTATGTAAGATGGTGTCTGGATTCAGCCGGCGTAGAAAGTCGGGTTACAGCTTGGTCCCCGACTGCTTTTAACCGGCGCAATCCGGTATACGTCGATCGACAATGGATTCGAGAGGGGCGCCACGGAGATGTTTTTACCCTATACTACCCAAAGCTTGAGCGGATAGGTCATACAGGTTTTGTAGACAAAATCTACAACGATGGCACTATGATGCAAGCTGTAGAAGGAAACACCGATGGAAAAAGCCGAGACGGTGACGGAGTTTACCTTACCTTTCGGCCGGTCAAAACCATTCACAACATAAGCTCCTGGATCTATGACTAAGAACTGCATTATAGCTGTATTCTCAATCTTTCTACTAATGGGAGGAATTGCTATTTATCAAATCAGACAGCGCCACAAGGTCCAAAAAGTTCTAGAAACCTACCAGTCATACCCAACAGAATTGCTGCAGGAGTACGATCGAATTCAGGCAGAAAGAGATTCTCTCAAAAAAGAAGAGGAAAAGCTTATGCTTCAGATATCAAAACTTGAAGAAGATATTGAGCTTTCTGACAAGAATATCAACAAACTTAAACGTAAACTCGATGAAGAACTTCGCCGCGCTGCTGGTATGTCTCCTGATGAGCGTCTCAGGGATGTCGCAGAAAGACTTTCCACGGTACCTAAAACTCCCTGACGGGACTACCGTAGTAGCATTCGACATGGAACAGCTGGAAGCTATCCAGCGAGTTCTCATTCTTTGGGATAACCTAGAGTTCAAGAACTACGAGCTTGAAAAAAAAGTGGCCAAGCAGGACACCTTAATTGCTGCTAAGGACAAGTTGATCGATCGAAAAAATATTGACATTGCCAAGCTCGAGTATCAAGAACGAATCTCCAGCGGGCTGTATGAACAGTTCAAAGCACTGTATGAAGAACAAAAAGCAGAGACACAGAAATGGTCGGTAAAGTATAATAAAGAAGTAACGAAAAAGAAGTGGTGGCGCAGAGTAGCGATAATTGAAGCTGGAATAATCGGTATCGAAACTGTAGTAATTACCTTACTTCTAAAGAGTTAGAAAAATCTACTATTTCTCTTGACTTTATAAAAAGTCTTCTTACATTTGACATGCAAAACCATACACATGTCAAACGAAAAAGAACACGTTGGAGTTCAAGCTTCAGAATTCCCAGAATCTTATCTGACCACAATTGGATACATTCCTGATCCATATCATGTGGTTGTAGAGCACCCTGAAGAAAAAAAGACTGCTGCCGGCCTTGTAATTCCGGAGCACATCGTAGCACGACAGAGCAACGATTTGAAAGTAATGGCAGTTGGCCAGGATTCATATCCTCTTTACAAGCCTGGCGACACCGTAAAGGTGCATCCAAATGCAGAAGCGACAGTCATTATTATCGGAGAGCGAAAGTATGCCCAAATTCAGCGCTCTTACATTCTCGGTAAATACACAAGCTGATTATGGATCCAATGACGATTCCGGGCACGGTTACTATTACCGTGCACGATTTTGACGCTTTACGAAAAACTGCAGTCGAAAAAGAGCTTAAAGAACAACGGCTGACTAAAAGCATCCAAGAAGTGGAAGTCTTCCTACGCTATATCAGCAATACAGTTGACATGCAGCGACACATCGAAATGTTCAACAATCAGTCCCAGTTCATCAAAATGGAGCTGGACAAAGAGAAAGGACTTCGTCTAATTCCTGCCAAATGAGTGCAACAATAACGGTCCGGGCGACGACCACATACAAGTACATCAAATTCTTCAACAGCTTTTTTGAGCTGACTGACATGGAAATTCGTGTGCTTGCCAAGCTCTACGATCTCCGAGAAACCGTAAATTTGTGTTCCGCCACGAACAAACGGAGAGTTGCAGAAGCTTTGAAAATCAAAGATTTCAATACTCTTAACAATTACGTACGGATACTCAAACAGAAAAAAGCCATCTACAAAACAAAGGATGGCTATGAAATAACTGATCTGCTGAGACCTAAAAAAACGTTGGTCCGAATTGAAATTACAACTCCCGAGAATGCTCCTGCTTCGTGAAAATGCCGTATGCACAGTGCACCAATTGCAAAATGCGCTACTTGTAATACAACAAGACGGTTACGGTAGTGTAGAACAAATTGACTTACTTGAATTCTTGCCAAATGAATGACGAAACTCCAAAACTTCCTTCTTTTGCAACCATGGTCAAAAACTTCGTGAAGTCTTCTGTGGAATACATCGCAGAAGGCATGCCTGCGGTAAGCCCGGAAGTTTATAAAACCAGAATGGAAGCATGCCAAAAATGTGAACTTCGAATTGCAAAAGACGATCGATGCTCACTGTGTGGCTGCTATGTGTTTCATAAAGGACAATGGGCAACAGCAGATTGTCCTGACAATCCCTCAAGATGGAAAGTAGCAGAACTTGAACTCAAGAAAAAGTCCGACAATGTCACTGACCTCTGATCAGAAAGCGCTGATTCAAAGAATTGCGACAAAATACAATCTCCCATTGAGAAAAATTGAGGAAATTGTAATGTCGCAATTCAAATTTTCGGCCGAAAAAATTGCCAGTGGCGAGTTTAAGGCTATTCGATTGGCATATCTCGGAAAATTTTCGGCAAACCCAAAACGATTGGAGCACCTAAGCGCCAAACGAAAGAAAAAAGAGGAAGAAAATGAAGAATCTGGTAGCTCTGGAGAATGATAATGTAGTAATAAGTCCATATGCAAAGCTGATCTCAGAGTTTGCTAAGCTTTCTCCGAACGAACTCGGTTTCGTTTACTTTTTCTGCGATTACAGATCCCCGTATTCAGCGTACACAGAAGACGAGCGATTGAAAATATTACTCGAGGATTTCAAAATTAAGTCCGTTTCAAAGCAGTTGCAGGCTGCAATTGATAAATACAGGCAGCTTTCAGAAACTCACTCAATCCGACTGTTGGTGGCGGCCCGGGAATCAGTCAATAGATTGGAAGAATACCTTCGAGAAATTGATCTTACGCAGCTCAATGAACGTGGAACTCCTATTTTTACAGCCCGAGACCTTGTAGCAAACCTCACAAAACTCGGAGAAGTTGTGGAAGGCCTTCAAGCCCTTGAGGAACTTGTTCGAAAAGAAGCTACAATTGAGGGCCCAAACCGTGGGGGAGTAAAGGTCAATAAATTCAGTGAATGAGTCTTCCGATTCTGACCAAATACAACTTTGTTGACACCCATCTTCTCAGTCCTGCCGCTGCGGCATTTAGAGAAATGGGTAAATACACCAAGGCAATTGAGGGAACAAAGCAGTATCTGGAATTCTGGGAAGAAGAGCAGCATAGATGCCTGCATGGTTACACTGCAGCCGGCATAACCATTACCGGATACCACTATTTCTACCTCAACTACTGTCCGATTGCACTAGTTTCAGACGAAGAGCAGCCAGATGGCTCAATTGTGTCCACTCGTGAGTATGATTTTCCACGATTTTACGACGGAGACTGGGAATTTTTCCATGCAATTGACAAAGCTCGAAAAACGAACAAGCACATTGCAGTATTAAAGGCCCGCCGAAAAGGATATTCCTACAAAGCGGCTTCGATGATGGCCAGAAACTACTACCATCTGCGCAATTCCAGAAATTTTGTAGTAGCTGAGCAGAAAGAGTACCTTACGGGGGACGGTATTCTGTCAAAAACGTGGGAAATGCTCTCATTTAACGATGAGCACACGGCCTGGAGACAACCTCGAGTAAAAGACCGGGATCTTCACAAGCAAGCCGGCTACAAACGGAACATCAACGGCTCCGATGTAACCATGGGGTTCAAATCCCAGATTATAGGTCTGTCGCTAAAGGACAATCCCAACAAAATTCGTGGTAAAGCCGGTGAGCTGATGTTCTTTGAAGAAGCCGGATCTTTTACCGGGCTCTTAAAAGCATGGGAAATTGCCATGCCTACCATGAGGCAAGGTTCAAAAACACTTGGAACCATGATTGCTTTTGGTACCGGTGGTGAAGAAGGTCCTGGATTTGAAGGCCTTGAAGAACTGTTCTATCATCCGGAAGCTTATGACTGCATGGCATTTGAAAACGTGTGGGACCCGGGCGCCATGGGTACGGAATGTGGTTTCTTCGTGCCTATTACCAAAAATCTGGATGGATTCATAGACAAAAACGGTAATAGTCTCGAGGAATCGGCGATCGAGTACGAGGAAAGTCAACGAGAGAACAAGAAAAAAGCCGGTGATCCAAAATCATACGATCAGTACATTGCTGAACACCCATTCAATCCTCAAGAAGCAACTCTTCAGGTAACAGCCAACTACTTTGATGTCACGTCGCTAAAAGAACAATACAACCGGGTAGTTGCCGGCAACCTGGATAAAATCGGTGTGGTTGGAGTACTATATCGGGACGTTTCCGGAAAAGTAAAGTTCCGGCCAGACTCTGAAGCACGTGCTATTAAAGCTTATCCTCACAGAAAAGGGGATAATCTTACGGGAGCCGTAGTAATATACGAACCTCCGTTCAAAGCCGACATAGATGACAACGGGATAAAAGTTGGGATAACTCCGAAAAACCTGTACATCCTTGGACACGACCCGTACGCCCATGGTAAAACCAGCAACGAAATCTCTTTGGGTGCTGCGTACGTTCTCAAGGTCCCGAATAACCTCAGTAAACCCGATGATTTAATTGTGGCCTCATACGTAGGCCGGCCGGAAAACCAGGATGACTACAACTACACCCTGTTTATGCTGGCGGAATACTACAACGCCAAAATCGGATTTGAGAACGACCGCGGAGAAGTAATTCCGTACGCAAAACGTTTCAGGAAGCTGCATTTGCTGCAGGAAGAGTTCGAAATGCTGGACAAAAAAGACCTGCAAAGTAAAACTGTCAAGCGGCAGTACGGCATGCACATGACCGAACAACGAAAAGGCCAGGGTGAAATCTACATCCGGGACTGGTTGGTCTCAGGCCGCGGCGCCAATGAAGATGGGGAAATTACGCTAAACCTTCAGAAGATTTATGACACGGCATTGCTGCAGGAGCTGATCAAGTTTAACCGAAAGGGAAACTTTGACCGAGTCATGGCACTTATGATAGCCATGTATCACATCAGGGAACTTCACAACAAAGAGCTGACTTTTGCAACAAAAGACAATAGCTCAAACGAATGGTTCGATAGAATCTATAAGTAAAAAGTACCAAACTCACTACTATCTTTGTGCTATGGTCAACTTCACACCACTCCCGAAACAACGAATTCCAGAGTCCCAAAAGACTGAAAGCTGGCATATTGAAAATGTCAAGGCCTTTATCAGCATGTCCAGATTCGGGACAACTGATCGGAGATCCTATCTGAAATCTCTCTATGATTTCTACAACGGGATCATTGACGAAGAGGATTACGATTATGTACTTCGGCCGTATGGTAAAACCCGCAGCAACTTCCCTTCGAAGATGCGCAACTACCCAATCATAAAACCGATCATTGACCTTTTACTTGGGGAAAAATCAAAGCGCCCGCTCGAGTATACAGTCACAGTTCAGAACAGTGACTCAATCAGTATCAAGGAGGAGCAGAAAAAAGCAAGGATTCTGGAGAACATCAAAGCCATGTTCATTAATGAACTTGCTGAACAGGGAGTTGTTGATGCACCAGAGCAGGAAGTCCAGATGCCAGATCAGCTCGTCAAAGAGTTTGATATGAGTTACGTAGACAATCGGGCAATTCGGGGCCAAGCTGCGTTGAACTATATAATGTACTTCAATGAGCTCTACGACAAACTCCAAAAGCAGTTTTTCCACTTCCTTACAGCCGGAGAAGTTTTCTCTGAAAAAGGTGTACGAAGAGGTGAAGTATTCTACGACATCATTAATCCAATGGACGTGGATTATGATAAGGATCCGGATGTGGAATTCATTGAAGACGGGGACTTTGCGCTTCGTAGAAGATTTGCTCACGCATCCTCTATCATTGATGCTTACGGGGACAAGCTGACAGCCGAGCAAGTGCTGGCACTGGAAACTCCGGAGCAAACTACCTCTGATGTATTCTTGCTGTACAAGATGGAAAGTACTGGCCCGGATCCAAATCTGGCCCGGAACCGACTGACCGAAGTCATTACTGTTTATTGGAAAACTCGGAAACGATATGCATTTTTGAAGTATACGGACCCTGCGACAGGCTCTGTTGAAGAAACAATCGTTCCGGAAAACTACAAGCTTACTCCGGAAAATGCCCAGTTAGGCGCTGTTCTCACATATGAATGGGGAAATGAAGTCCGACAGGGAACTCAAATCGATGGCAGATTTTACGTAGATCTCGGACCGGTACCAACTCAAAGAAAAAGCCTCGACAATCCATCACTTTGCAAGTTGCCTATCAACGGCCGCAAGTATTCGGATGTAAACTCCCAGAATATCTCATTGGTCAGCCTGGGAATTCCCTACCAGCTCAACTACAACATCTACAAGTATCGACTTGAGCTTGCCATTGCTCGAAGCAAAGACATCATTGCTCAGTTCGACATAAACATGATTCCCAAAAACTGGGACATGGACAAATTCATGTACTTTGTAGAAGGTACCGGTATTGCATGGGTCGACTACAACAAAGAAGGTATCACTCTTTCTCCTCAGCACCAGTCAGTACTGGACATGTCAATCAAGACAATTTCTCAGTACTTGTCTCTGCTTGATTCAATTGTTCTCGAGTGGGAAAAAGTATCCGGAGTTACACGTCAGCGCCAAGGCCAGATGGGTGTGCACGAAGGAAAGGCAACCAGTCAGCAGTCGATCGTCCAGTCATCTCACATCACAGAAGATATCTTCCGAAAGTTTTCTCACTTCGAACAACGGGAGCTTCAAGGCCTACTTGATTACTCAAAAGAGGCATGGCTGAACGGCAAAAAGTCTATGTACATTATGCCGGATGGAACCACAAACTTTCTGGACATTGATTCCCTCATTTACTCTGAGTGTGAATTCGGGATCTTTGTATCTGACTCCGGTAAAGACATTGAACGCAAGGAAAAGCTTGAGGCGCTGTCGCAAGCAATGGTCCAAAATGGAGTACCAATTTCAACCATTGCTTCAATCTTCAAAAACGAAAGCTTTGCACAGATCGAGCAGAAGATCAAAGAAGTTGAGCGTGCACAGGCCGAGCTTGAAAAAGCTGTCGCTGAAGCTGAAAGAGCCAAGGCTGAAGAGCAGGCGGCAACTATAAAATATCAAACTGATATGCAGGCAGTTGACAAAGAAAAAGACCGGCAGCTTGCAATTGAACTTGCGCTTATCAAAGCAGAGTCAGACGAATCTTCGAATGCAGCTGACCTAAAGAAAGCAATGGAAGATCTCGAAGTGAAAAAAGAAGCGCTTGCTCTGAAAGAAAAAGAGATTACACTGAAGCACCAAGCTGCTATAACTGACAAAGGCACAGAATGACAAACGCAGAACGCAGAGAACTCCTCACTCGTGCCCGGGAATCAGGTTACCAGGGAAGCATCCTGGATGTTTTCTCTGCACACCGGCAAGGAGTAGACATCCTGTCACAAAGCATGCCGGTGGCAACGACTCCTGAACAGCAACAAGCTGGCCTTATTCCGGCGCATCAAGCTGGAAACACTGGAGCATCCATGGTATTTCCGGACCTGCCTCCAAATCAACCAATGACCACAGTCGGGTTGAAAGCTCCGATCGACATTACAAAAGTGGACGATCGTGGCAATGTTGTGGAGTCCTACAAATCAGTTCCTCCTGGAATTGTCAACCTTCCGACCGGCCCTAACCGCGGTACCGTAATTGAAACTCCAGCCAAAACTTTTCAAACCGGCGGAGTAGCAGAAAAAATTAAGCTGCGCCAACAAAATAAGCTTTCAAAATACTGCTACAGTTGTGGTGGATTTTGGCAAAAAATGTAATACTGTAAAGCACGGTGTAAAAATTAACTTTACAGTGTAGAAAGAAAAACCCACAAATACCTTTGTAACATGCAATCCAAAAATGAAAACGACGACAAACTGAACCTCGAGGATATCTCGATGGAGTCACTCTTGTCAGAAGAAGCCGGAGGCGGTGCCGGTGGACTTGACCCAATTGATCCTCCGGGAGGAAAGGAAAAACCAGCTGCTGGAAAAAACAATCCTTCTCCCGCTCCAAAAGGAAACGAGGAGAAAGAAGAGGAAGAGGAAGAAGAAGAGGAAGAAGAAAATGATGATCCAGATGGCGATGATGAACCTGGTAACGGAAAACCGAAAGGAAAAACCGGCAAAGGTGCCGGAGACGGAGACGGTTCTGAAGACGACGGGGGTGAAGAGCCCATGGTCAAATCAATTGCTACAGCATTGGGATTTGATCTTGGTGAGCGCGAAGAAGAGTTCGAGGACACCGAACAAGGTCTGACAAAACTTACCCGGGAAATCGCAGTTACCATGGCCGAAAATGAACTCGAAAGAATTTTCAGCCAACACCCATCGATTCAAAAACACCTCGACTACGTCCTTGCCGGGGGTGATCCGGATAAGTTCTTTCAAACGTTTGGTGGAACTCAAGATTACAGCAAGCTTGAACTGGCAAAAGAAGATGTTGCTGTTCAGCGCTCAATTGTAACTGAGTACTTCAAAGCAAAAGGTCATGATGAAGCCTTCATCAAAGACACCCTTACGGAGTACGAGGATACCGGAAAGCTTTTCGATAAAGCTGCCGTGATCCAAAAAGAGCTTGCTAAGCTTCAAGGAGAGCAACGTGAAAAGTTGCTCAAAGAACAGCAGGCTGAGCATCAGGCTAAAGTTGACAAAGAGCTGCAGTACTGGAATACAGTTCAGCAGACCCTGGCAACCAAGGAAGAGTTTGCAGGTTTGCAAATTCCTGCTAAGGAAAAGGCCTCGTTCTTTGAATTCATTGCAGTGAAAACTGCAAGTGGAAAAAGCAAACGGGATGAAGCACTTGCTAAAATTCCGGTAGAACAGCGCCTGGCACTGGACTACATTCTGTACAAAGGCCTTGATCTGAAAACTTTGGTGGAGACCAAAGCAGATACAAAGGCTGCAAGAACTCTCCGGTCAAAACTCAAGGATACCGCAGCCGTATCCGGAAAGCAAGCGCCGGTAGACAAAACAAAACGATTCGATCCACAACAAGTGGACAGCGCAACATTGTTCGGATTAGGTTAATAACCTCCCGGGCAACTATAACCCTTCAAAACGACAACGACAATGGCTCTTATGCAAGTTCTGAAGACGTTCTACAATGATCAGCAGATGACCGACACTAACTCGCTCGTCAACGCTCTCATGGATCGTCCCGCGGAGATCTCTCCGATCATCACGCATTTGGCCGGCCGTGAAGACAAAAAGTTTCCTCTCACTTTTCTCACAGAAGGTGTCGGAAACACAAAGTCCATCGATCGGTTCGAGTACGAGTACCGTGTGAAAACACACGAAATCAACGTACGTCCTGTAATTGCATCTTCCGGCACTGGTGCTGGTGGATCAGTTTTCACAGTGACGTTCCCTGACAAATGGTTCGTGTTTCCGTACACCCTGGTTTCTCAATCAGGTATTCTGGCACGTATCATGAATGAACCAGTTGCTGACGGCAACGGTTGGAAGTACACTCTGCGTCTGGTTTCTCCGGATGCATCTGCACTCTCAGCTGGTGCCGGTGGTGATTTGGCAGACGGCGCCCTCTGGGGGCAGCTGTACGCTAACGTAGGTATCGACTTCTCACGTGGAAACGCGTCAAACTGGACCGCTCCCGGCCTGGTTCGTTCGAAGATCGGTACCATTCGTAAGTCTTATCACTTCTCCGGAAATGCCAAAGACTACGTTGCACAATTTGAACTTCCTCTCAAGGACGGCTCAAAGACCAAGCTGTGGATGGACTACGAAGAGTACCGCCACATGCTCAAGTTCAAAGAAGAGTGTGAAATGTACTACTGGTACGGCCAGAAAACTCACGATGCAAGTGGCACAACCACCATGCTCGATGAGAACGGTCAGCCAGTTGTATCTGGACCTGGTCTTCTCGAGCAGGTAATCAACAAGGATACCTACTCAACTTTGACCACGAACAAAATTGAAGAAGTCGTAGGAGATCTGTTCTACGGTATGACCGACGCTACGGACAAGCAAATCACCCTGTACACTGGTACCGGTGGTGCACGTGAGTTCGACCGCGCTCTCAAGTCTTACTACGGAGCAAACGCCTTCCTGCAGACTGCTGATGCCAAGTTCATCACTGGTACCGGCCGCAACCTCGGACTCACTGGTTACTTCACAAGTTATGACCACGTTGACGGTCACCGTGTGAATGTCGTGAAAGTTCCGATGTTTGACCACGGTCCGGTTGCTCAAGCCTCCAAAAAGCATCCTTCTTCAGGCCTGCCTATGGAGTCTTACCGTATGGTGTTCGTTGACCAGTCGGCTTACGACGGTGAAAACAACGTACAGATGATCAACAAGGCAAAACGTGAAATGCTCCGCTGGTGCGTTGCAGGTTCTGTGGTCCCACGTGGATTCACCGAATCTTCTACCCGTGCCAGTGACATCGACGGCGCGTCAGTTCACATGCTGAAGACTGCCGGTATCTTGCTCCGCCGCTTTGATACCAGCCTTGACCTCCAGTGTGTTGCTTCGTGACATGTATGGATTGCAAAAACCGGGGAAAGTGTAAAAGCTTTCCCCGGCTTCCATAACAGACAACTCAAGAGCTATTCTTCTACTCAGAGAAGTCTTACACAAACAAGAAGAACAATATTCAATGACTTCGAAAAAAATCTATGTCCGTCGCCGCGAAACGATGGGGCACCTCCCGAAAGAAATCCGGGCAGCTGCAAAGATCCGAATTGGATCGATTTTCGTAAACCGACTTCCACTCAAAGGAGTAGAAGGAGAGGAAGAAGCGCAACTGCTTCGACCAATTTTGAATGTACCACCAACCCACCAGGACTGGCCGCAAAAAGCCCACGATTTTTGGGCAAGCCTCAGTCTCTTGGTTCCGTTCGAAGGACGTGAGTTGGAAGTAGGACTCCGTGACGATAAATCTCCGATCAATCCCATGGATTACATCTACTGGCGCTGGATTCAGCGTCACAAGCATGTAGCCGAAACCGAAACGCTGATGCTCGATAACGCTGAAAAGCGATTCTACATCTACGATCCGGAACGTGAAAAGGTAAAACGGAACGAACTTGTCAAATTCAAAAAGGATGCAGACAAGGAATTCCTGAAATTGGACGGGGATTATTCACGAATGCGTAAGCTGCTCCGTGTATGTGTTCCCGGTACAAACCCGGACAAGATGATGGATATGGACGTAGAAAATGCTCTTTACGAAGAGAAAGAAAAGCGTCCAAAGACATTCCTCCGGTATGCTACTGACGAAAACCTGGACACCCAGGCAGAAATTGAAGAGCTGGTAGAAGAAGGTATCCTGCGCCGAATTGGCAACCAAGTGATTTTCGGAGACGAAACAATTGGTCAAGATATGAAAGACACCATCGTCTACTTCAAAAATCGCCGAAATTCAGGTCAGGTAAACGTCATGAGAGCACGACTGCGTGAAATCACAGGCAAGTTTTACGCTGAAGCTGAAGCTGCGCCTGTTGCTGAGAAAAAAGAAGTTGACGAAGAATAAGAATGACCGTCTCTGAATTGCATATAGCTGTGAATTTGGGAGTGCAGAAAATTGCATCTTTCCAAAGTGACAACCTGTTGCCGGAAGAAATCGATTTTGAGCTCAATCGAGCCCAAGAACGAATCATCAAGCACAGGTTTGTGCCTATGGGAAACCGGTATGG